AAATGTCTTTACTCACGCTATAGTTTGGTCTCCTGTAAGCTTTACAACTACATTATCATTTGCTTTTGTAGTTTGTAAAGTAGCAATATCAGTCTCCATTTGTTGGATATGTTCTGATACTACAGTAAGTGATACACTATCACCAGCATTGAAAGAAAATGATGTATTAGTTTGGGTAGTAGCTGTATCACTTGCAGGACAAAATCAAGCACCTCTTGTAATAGTAAATATATCGCCTGCCTTATTCGTTACCAATACTATCTCTCTTTTTACTATCTCTCATAACTCATTTTTTTGCTCTAATTTCAAAAAATAATCTACTCCTATATGGTCAGGAAATAGATCACTGTATTGTGATTGCATAATAAACGAGGTTGCACTTGGTCAGATACTAGACTCTAATTTACCAAATGAGTTATTAGCTGTGTTGTACATACTGTATATTATTGTGATAAAATAGTTTCACTAAATGTTGTGTATTTCTCTAATTCTATATTAACTTTATCATAACTATAACTAACTTTCATTACTTGTAACGGTATAGTTGTATAATCAGCATTCAATAAAGTGATATGATGTCAGGGCTCTATGCTCTCTATATTGTATTTACTATTTATAGTCAATTTTATTTCTTTTTTCATATCTTTATTTGCATCAAGATAGTTATTCCCTGCGAGTGTCAAACTTGGTGTTCCGTTTGCATTTGTATTGAATACATAATCTATATGTCCGTACTCTGTTATACTAGCTGTATCAGATAATGGTCAGATCACAATATTGTTTTTTACAAATACATTATTTGCTACTCATTCTATCTCCTCATCTGATTGAAAGTAATCCACTTCGTTGTCTAATTTTACTCTATGATTTACTAATATATCACTTTTGGCTCTATATGTTGTATCTCATAGACTATCTATATAATAATATCGTCATCAAGTTGTTTTGACAATATCGTTTATGGCTTCACCTGTTTTTTTATAGTCAAAATCTATAGATATGCTATTGCTATAGTCAATGATTTTATCATATGTAAAATAATCGTAATATAGATTTATATTATCGATTGCATCTTTTATAGTCTGTGATGGGTTCTGATTTTTATTGAATACAAGTGATGATCCCGATCTAAAGAATACCCTATTCAATATAGATATACTTCATAAACAAGTAAGCTCTATGCCCTCTCCTGATTGGTCAATACTCCTTGTTATCCTTGTGATATGTCATCTATAGATTTGTTTTCAGTCGTTATTCTTATCGAATACCGTTACTATAACTATATCAGAAAAACTATAATCATTATTAGTTATCTTTTCGTTGAGTCAGACTCTCAGTTCTCCTTGTCATCCATTGATATTCATAGTGAAACTGATTGAGTTTTTTACAGTCAAAGGATTTATAGTCTTTTTATAGACTCACATCATATTATATACTTTGATCTGATACTCTTTCATTATAGATAATTGTTTTTATATAAAATAGTGAGATCACAAGTAGTAGTTCCGTTTATCTCTATATATACGAGGTTACTACCGTTAGTAATATCCGGAAACCTTCATATATAATCTACTTCGGTATTATTTACTTTTACTATCTTATTTACTCCATCGACAGTCAATATAGCATTACTTGGTATAATCTCGTTTATTGTTATACTTCTATCTCATAAAGAAATCTTAATTTCATCAGTTCCGACCGTCGTTCAGAACACGAAATAGCATAATAATCTACTCGTTGCTGTTCATATATAGCTGAACTCTGTATAAGTGTTCCCTGTTATTCCTGTTTCAGTTACTGTCTCACTATTTATATCATAAAAGAATGGATCAACAGTTTTGAATGTTATCTTAAAATTAGTCCAATCTATATTGTAATGCTCCATAGGAAATACATCACTTGAAACAACAGTTGCTTTAGTTCTTCTATAAGTATCTCAGTGTTTTATATCAAGGTATCATTCTACTGCACTTGTCTTTAATTTGAATAGATCAATAAGTTGTAGTAATTCTGTATTATTTGCCCCTTTGATAGTACCTTTGAAAGTGATGGTTTTCTCTGTATATTTTCTATTTATTATACCACCACCATCAACAATAGTATTACTGAAATCAGACAAATCTATTTTTGGTAAGTTCTGGTCATCTTTGAACGATACTTTTATTTTATCGTTCTGCAAACCGAATCCATTAAAGATAATACTATCAGTAATACTATCTATAGATGGATATGTAGTAGAGTTATATGTACTTCAGTTCAATATTTCGTTATACATTAGTTAATCCCGAATTGATAAAGTTGTGATTGTCTTGTTAATGCCTCTGTTATTTTATCAACCAATCTATTTTCGTCAGCACTATTACTTACCGTTACTCCTCCCATATTTATGCTTATATTCATCCCTCATCATACGCTATTACTTACTTTACTCGTACTTGCTGGTGTTATAATCTCTGGTCATCTCTCTCATACAAGATAAGATTTTCAGGATTGTACAGTCCCTCAAAAAGCTCTCTTTCAAGTTATTGCATTCGTTACTGCACTTACTCATGATCATACCATAGATTTTGCACTCTCGAAAGCACTCTTTATTGAATTGACTATTCAAGTAACAGTAGATAATCATGCTTGTAACCAAGAGATCATACCGTTCACTTTATTTGTTACATATCATACTACTCAGTCCCATAATCAAGTCCACGCATTCATAAAGTTTTGTCTAAATGTTTGTATAGCTAACATTATAGACATCCATGTAGTAGATAAGTATGTTCACAACGCTCAAATAAGTATTTTTATAGCTTCGACACCATCAAGAAATCATTGCTTTATCTGCTCTCGATTTGTTATTACCATAATTACTAATACTGCCATCAAAGCAATAAGTATAGTAATAGGTCATCATACTGCTATAAATGCAAGCTTTACTACTCATAATGCGGTGCTTATAGCTCAAAATCAAGCTACCAGACTAGGTATAATCAATCATATAGTACCTATAATAGCAATCAGTCATGATATAGCAGCTACTACCAATATGATATTTTTTGTAAGTTCAGGATTTTTCATAATCCATTCAGTCAATGATGATATGAGTGGTCTGATTGCATCTGCTACTTGTTGGATAGCTGGTGCAAATGCTATTCATAATTCTTCTACTACATCTCATAACTCTTTTTGGAGTTGGTGCATAGGTCAGAGAGCTGTCGCAGCTGCTTGTCCTGCTCAACCATACATCCTCTCAACCTCTCACAATATAACTGATTGTGCTCACAACAAGTCCCCACTAGATTGCAACGCCTCGATCTGTGATTTTTGCTGGTCTGTAAATGCTATACCGACTCTTGTTAATGCTCATATTCACTCAGTTGGATTTTCTAATGCCTTTCAAAGCATAATAGTAGCACTCTGCAAATCTCATTCGAGAGTAGTAGCTAAATCTATCGCACTTTGTTGTGCTTTGAAAAATACATCCTCTCCTACATTTCAAAAAGTCAAAAGATTATTTGTAACCTTTTGCAATATGTCCTCGTCTCAAAATATACTTGTTTTTTGTAGTCTTGTAGCTTCAGCGATCATATCATCAGTAGTAGATTTCCATGTATCTCATACCCTCTCCATACCTCTCTCTACTAATGCAATAGCTTTTTGTTGTTTTTGTCAGGCTTCAATTGCTTGTGTTGTTCATGCGACTATCCCTGCAAATAGAGCAGTCCCTGCTACAGCCATATTCTCAAAAGCTTTTTGATTTCTTTGTGCAAATCAAGAAAGCTCTCAGCTTACTTTTTTAATGCCAGCTGTAGCTTGATCAATAACTTTTAATACTATCCCTATTTCTTTTTGTGCCATACATTATTTATTATGAGATAATTTTGCATCTATATTGTTTTTCTCTATCGCTAATTCTATGATGTCCTGAGGTGTGTTTTCATATTCCGAATATGTTCGTCAATACTGTTCCATAAGAGATAATGCGACCATCTCCATAGGAATATGTTTAGGTCATTTTTTCACTATCTCTTGTGTGTAGTTTTGTACTATCTCGTCTACTTTTTTTTTTCAAGTAGTTTTGTTATCTCTTGTGATAGTTCTGTAAACTCTTCCATATTCATATTATCCACTAGACTAGATATATCATCTTTTGCAAGTGCATTCACTATCCCTATTACCATCTCTATCTCGTTACCTTCCTTCTCTTTAATGATAGGATATATTCTTCTCATATGCTTGACTGTGAGTCTCTCTTCTACTGTCAATTCAATACTGTGAGTTCATACTTTAATTATCATAATAATATATAAGATATAAAGATTATTCTATTACTGGTAGTAGTGTACAACGACAATTTACATGCAAAGGAGCTCATGTGACATTACTATAATCATATACAATACCCCTATAAGTATCTCATTTGTTTATGAAGTTATCTCATAGACTTATAACTTTACCATGCAATGATGCACATTCTGGACATGTTCTCTCATCAAGTGCTGTATACCATTCTTTTTTTTGTACTACACCGCTTTGTTTATATGCTTCGATCTCTGCTTCGTTACTTGCTCTTGTTATCTCTGTTCTTGCTATATTTCTTGATCTTGTACGAGTAAACTCCTCAAACTTCTGATCGATATTTCTTGCTATAGCTTCAGCTCCTATTCAGTCTGTATTACCTTGCTCTATAATTGAAAACATAGCATCTTTTGTTACATTATCAACCTCTTTAGCTACAAGTCTGATATTATCTCTGATCCATTTGTTTATGTTATCACTTCAAGCTCTAAACATTGTATTTATTCATAAGAATGCCAGTGCTTCGTTACCCTCTGATTGCATCAAATCTTTATATAATGGTGTCAATGACACTACCCGTTTTGTGAGACTTGCTATACTATTAGATTTGATTTGTTTTTTGCTGAGTACAGCTTGTGTATACTCTTTTTTTTGGTCTTCGAATATATTATTTACTTCTTTAATATATTGTGCTTCATATACATCAGTTCTTTTGATTTTTGCTTCTCGTTTTTTTTGTCCTATTTCTTCTCTTGCTTTCTTGTATTCAGGTGTACCTTTAATATTCTTTGCTATGATATTAGATATCATTTTACTTTCTTTATCATCTTCTTTATCAACACTTTCTGCAACCATACCAGTCTTTAGATTATCTCAATCTTTTAATGGTGCATATCATCTTTGTTTTCTATATTCGTTTAATGTTAATGCTCAACTATTAAAATCTAATAACATCTGTTCATTATCGGAAGGTACTACATTAACAAACTCAAAGTATCATATACCAGTAAACAAATGTCTATTGAAAGCGTCTTCTAATAGTCTTGCGAGTGGTGAGATACATACCTTATAGAATGTATTCTCCGCTACTTGTGCTGTTGCTCTATTTACATCATCAGTTACTCATATAATAGCTTTTGGGACTTTGAATATAGCCAATATCTCGTCTCTTGTAAACCTTCTACTCTCTACAAAATCAAGCTCTTTTTGGTTTATTGCTACTTTCTGATATTGTAACCCATTATCTAATACTGCTATTCTATGTGCATTGTTTACTCATTGAAATTTGCTTTTTCGTTTGTTGCTTACTCTTTCTTTAGCTTCATCACTCATCACTTGTGTAGTACTAAGTATATCAGCCACCGATCATCAGTTCTTAAATATATTCCAATTCCATCTATTCGCAGTTGTGTCCATCTCAGCTTGTATTGCTACTGCTTGCATAGGAGATACTCACTTGACTGTGTGTGGAAATGTCTTTAATGGACTGTATAGACTAATATCTATAACATCCTCAGCAGGAAACAAGAAGTTTTTGTTCTTACTATTGTATCTATAACCTTTGATACTACCGTCCTCGTTTTCTTCTAATTGTACACAGTCAGTCCTCATATATTGGAGACTATCTATTGTCTTACCGATCCTTTGTTTCAATAAATAGGCAGATCATGTTAATTGTAATGATGAAACTACTGTTTGTAGTAATTCATAGGTCAATAACTGTTGATGTTGATGATTGATCTCTTTCTCGCTACCTTTCTTAGTAGTCAATGAATGGTTAATATCAGCAACCGCATTCGCTATAGTACTCACAGCAACATACTGCCAAGATATATACAATCTTATATAGTCTGATCTTGTTAGTTCTCCGACATTATAAGAAGTATTTGTCAAAGGGTAAAAACTACCCTCTGTGGATGGGAACGATTTACCATATATCAATGTCTTTAGGTTACTTATAAATCACATACTGAATAATTATCATATAAATTCTATTGTCCTGACCTCCAAAGATAGTTCACAAACAAGAGCTTTACCGTTTGATATAACGAACGGCGTAATAGTTCATCATACAGGCTGTACCATAGTAACAGTTCAATCTAATGTGTAGTTTTCATCTAATAACTTTATAACATCACTTATTGCTTTTACTATTATCTCTTTTGCTTCTTTTCTACCTCCGGTCTCCGTTATCTCTTGAAACAATAAACATTGAAATGTATATGTTCTCTCATTATTGCAACTATCTGATATAATGGCATTGAATCACACAGGCTCGAAAGTCATATAAGGGTATCAATTATTTTCTAGGGTATGATAGTCGTAAACATTAACGAAAGGTTTATTATCTCACTCTAATGTACTAAACAAAGCCAATAGTTTATCTGATAATGTCTGTATCATTGTTATAATGTTTGTAATAAATTATTGATATCATTATTAAATATATTATTAATTATATCCTCACTGCTGTCAATACCTTTTTGTAGGAAATTCTGTTTTGCATCAACATATATACCATATTCTCTAAAGTTTGATAGTGTAGCTGTTAAATCTCAGAAACTCATCTCGTAACTATTTCTTAATAATCATGTATCTACAGGAGTTACTATCTTTACTTCTCTCTCTAATGCCAATAATGATTTTCTTAATGATGTGTTAATAGTTCACCTTACATCAAGTCTATTCATATTTGCAATAAGCTGATCAATGTTCTTTATCTCTACTGTTATCATTTCTGTAAGATACACATTAAACGACTGAATGTTATTCAATCAAATGTCGATACTCATTTTACATTATATTCTATTCAATCTATAGTGAGTTTGTCGCTCTCTTTTATATCAGCCTCGTATATAGTATTAAATTGGAATTCTTTACCAAAGTTCGCAATCTCTACTCAGTCTTTCAATGTTAATGCTTTCAGGTGTCAGTAATAACTTTTTCAGGTACTATTATATCATGATTTCTTGTATCATGTTTCTGTATTGTATCATAATCTACTCACAGATCATAATTTTGTATCCTTTTTGAATCCCATTACATATCTCTGTAAGTTTGTAAAATAGTTATAATGTTATCAGGTATTGACGATGTATCGAAGTCGATACGATCACCATTCACCGTCTCTCCTTTAATTCCATCACTTGTTCTACTATTATAATAACTACTTGCAAGTTTCAATACCGCTATCTTTATGTCAGCAGGTGCTGGGTTATATCAAGCATTATATAGTATCTTGTAGTTTTGGAAATCTCTATACAAATTATTTCTGAAGTATATTTGTCAGACATTACCATCAAATGTATACTCAACATCATCAATAACTGTCCATACTTTGTTATCATATGTTCATGTATTCAATGAAATAGAAGTAATAGTATTGATAGGATAGTTTTTCATTGTGAATTCTTTTTGTCAGTTACCATCTCTTATCTCTGTATAATCTTTTGCTACTATATCTCTCCCTATATATGATAATACTGTACTTTCTGCACTATCGAGAAAAAGACCGAGCAATCGATCTTGACTATCATTACATATTCATAAATAATTTTTTAGATCACTCAATGATACAATCATAACTTACTATAGATTATAAAGCTTTTGTTTTCTTTCACTTATTAGCCATAGATTTGTTCTCTTTTGGTTCTTGTTCTTTCGTTACTTTCTCAAAATACCCTTTACCTTCTCGCATCTTATATACTGTTTCTTTTACTTTCGCTACTTCTCCAGCTTTATATGGATATAACTCTTTAATAAATTTTACTTCTATCATGTTATAATAATTATAAGATAAATTTATATATACATAATATAACTATGTACATATAAATAAAAGGAACATAGAGCGAACCCTATGCTCCTAATATAATTAAGCTGTTCCGTTGATTACAACAGTTAATGCTTCAGGGAATGTAAGAGTTCCACCATATCTAGTATTAGATTTAAGTGATTGAATATCTTTCTTCCAGTTATCTCCGTAGTATCCTCTTTCTACAGTCAATCCTTTTCTTCTACATAGTGTGAAGTATTTAAGATCACCGAATAGTAGACATACTCCATCTTCAATATCAGTAGCAACATCTTGTACAAATCCAACATCAGACATTACGATACCGTAACCCATAAGTGATGGAGTTGCTCCTCTCATTTCAGGATATAGTGGATATCCGTCAGTAGTTTTGAGAGCAAGAATTTTACCGAATACATATTGTGACATATAGAATTTCACTTGAGAAGTTGTTCTCTTGTATTTTCTTGCTGCTTTAGTGATTACATTTACTAATACAGTATCAGTAATGTCTTCAGCTGTGTTACCAGTTCCAAGATAGATCTTGTTTACAGTAGCATTAACTAATACTCATTTTACTGCACCAGTACCAGTTAAGATTTGTGTTTCTAGGAATTGTCCTTGTGATTCACCGATGAATTCAACAATAAGATCATAAAGATCAGGTACTGTCATAGTATCATCAAGAAGTTCTTGTGTCATATCAGTAAGTGTAGCTGCTTTAGCAATATCGATTGTAACGAATGCTGTGTCTGCTTCACTTCCAGTATATGCAATACCTTCTGCTACGAAATAAGTAGTTATACCGTTTGTAGCTTTTGGTAGTGATACTTTATCACCTTTAGCAAGTGGTAAAATACGAGTAGAGTTCACGATGTCGAAAGTGTTGATTACTCTCAATACATCAGTTTCGAATTGATCGAATACTAATTCAGCTCCATCAGTTGCAACACCTTCAGACATAGTCTTTACAGTCTTTTCAACAATAGCATTGAATCCAGCTTCAGTAGTTACATTGTTATTCATTACATCTTTGAATATAGATACAACAGCTGTTTTCTTAGCAAATTGGTTTACTACTGGATCAGCAGCTTTAGCAGTCAAGTTCATCTTTTTGAGTTCTGCTTTGATTTCTTCGATTTCAGATGCAGATTTAGACGCTAATTCTTCTACTTTCTTTGAAACTGTAGACTCTACGATTTCAGGTAATGACTTTTCAATAGTGTCAGTCATTGATTTTGTGATTTCATTCACGAGTTCTTTGTCCATGTGATAAATAAATAATAAATAAAGGTTATAGCATTTTCATACTTTGTAACGCCAATGCTGTAGCGTTGTTGATTTTTTGGAGTAACTCCTTTTGAGCTTTCACTCTCTCGATCTCCTCAGACAATTCTTCTTCTTTGGCTTTGTCATCAGCCATTGATTTCAATATATCTTTGATCTCTTTTATCTCTGATTGTAGTTGTTCAATAGTTACTTCCTCTTTTTTCTCCTCTTCTTGCTCTACTATCAATCACTTACTTACCGCTTCATCATATATTTTCTGATCTAATGATATAGCGTTTGGATTACATGGTACTGCAACAAATGATACCTCTAATAACTCTGCTTTCTCTATGATCTTATAATCTAATTCGTTTCTTTTGAGTGGTATAAATCCAACTGATACACTCTTGAGCATCCCTTCTTGATATAGATTTCTTGCAAGTATTCATAATGGATTACTCTGAGAGAATACTCATTTTAATCTCTTGACTCCATTACTTGTATAGAATTTTACACCTTTACCGATGATATTCTCTATAGTGTAGTAATGATTAGCAAGGATCACAGGATTTTTTTCTCGGTTCTTAGTATCCCATCCATTGATTTTGATTACTTCGTTATCTCTATCAGTATCTTGTGTAGTTGCAATTACATCAAAAGCCCAATCGTCATCATCTTCTACTTTTACGATGATATCTAATAACTTTACTTTCAATTCGTCTGCTAACTCTTTTGTATATAACATTGCATTACTTTAATATCTAAATAGATTATGCTGTATAGTCTGCGGTTGTGTTTACTACATTGATTATAACAGTCTCATCATCAACTTGTGAGTATATACCTTTGAATGTGAGTGTCTGAGTTACTACTTCATCATTACCTTGTGATCTACTAAACTCTGTAAATGATGCTAATGCTAAATCAATTGTTACTTCAGGTTTACTTGTTAATCCAATAGTGTTTGCTGTATCTATAAGAGAAAATCTTACAGCTTTCTTCGTTCAATCTAACTGTATAGTTCTAAATGTATTATCTGTAAAGTTTGCTGTGAAACTTCCTTCTATAGAGAATTGTTTGTTGATAAAGTCAATTGGAGTCAATGATCACATACAATAATCATCCTCTAAATTCTTATTGAATGTTATCTCAAATGATTTCAAACATATAGCACTAGCTACATCCAATCAAGCGAGATTGTTTGCTATCTTGAATTCTGAATGTCTTGCTAATAACTTATGATCTATATCATACGATACTGTATGGGTAGTTGTTGCACTTGGTTTTGATTTTAATGTTACAGTAAATGTTGCTTGTTGTCCTTCCTCTGCATTGATTGTCATGCTATCTATCATAGTGAGAGAGAATTGCAAATTAGATAGTACAGGATCATTGACTCATAATGTTAATGATGGTGATTGGTTTGTGTTTGCGAGATTGAATGTATGTTTGTATGCTCATGTAGTATCAACTACACTTGTTACTGCTCATAACAATGAATAGAATAAGTATCCTATACTATTTGCTTGGATATTACCTCCTATCTCTCCCTCTGCCCATCTTTTAACAGAAAAACTATCATTACTATCAGTAATAATACCCAACGAGCTTTCGTCTTGGATAACTTCGTTCTTTTCATCAAATGATAGATCAGTCTTTGGTAACCAATTACTTACCGCAACCGCAGTTCCTCTTGTAGCTTCGATACCGAACCCTACATTAATCAATCTTCAGATATACTTCATATATGAAAGCATTATGGAATAAAGTATCATACTTATATACTTATATCTATTTCTTGCAATTGACTTTGTCAATATACTTCACTACTCTTTTTCTAAACCTCCAAAAACCACTATCTGTAGAAATATATAGTTTTCTTTTTATCTCTTCTTGTGTTCGTTTCTTCTCTGAGAGTAGTTGTATATAGTCTTTTTCCTTCCGACTCATATTGTATCGGTTATCCATACTAATATACGGTGGTCTTTTTGGATTCATATTGATATATTATCATATAAAAATATCATTGATTTCTGTTACTCAACTCAACTCGAACCACATCCTCATCATAAGACTATCAGCTTCATCCGGAGACCTTCCTATTTTCTTTTTGAGTTCCTCTTTCTTTATTAACTTGATCGGACCATCCTTATCAATATCTATTTGTACTATGTTATCCAACTCTTGTTTTAATACATCTGACACCTCTAATAGCCTAATTACCCCAGAATTTACCTTATTTGCTAATTCTATATAGCATTGTGTTTTGAGATTTTGAAAGTTTGGTTTCGGTATCTCGTTTATCTTTTGGTTATAGGTTCTTGTATCTATAGGGGTACTATTATTCACAAATCATTTACATCATAGATTGTCTACTACTCATCATCATACCCCGTCCTCATCCACGATAGTATTACTCATAGGCACAGTATATCTCTGAGAGTATTCTAATATCTTTGATTGTACTAGTGTTGTACTACTCTGCTCATAAATAGTCTTGTCTATTTCCTCGAATCAATCTCGTACTCTTATGATGGTTTTGTCATCTCCGAACCTTGCAACATCACATGATATATATTTCTTACCATTGACTCTAGGGTTTCTCTCCAAATCTAATATCTTATCATATTCGAATATCCTTCATGGTGTATTATCATACTCTCGATCTCAATCCAATAGTCTCGCTTTGGTTACCTTATTGGCGTTCTTTAGTGATTGCCTATATTTATCATGATCTATAAACGGGTTATCTGTATATAACGACTGTATAAATATTCTATCTTGTTGTATAGTTCCTTCCTTCTGTGGTTTTATGAAATCACTATAAATATGTCATTTGTCAGGGTTGCAAGTCATTATTACCTTACCTAATAGATTATATTCTTTAATTTTTTCAGTCAGTCTTGATTTGATTACATCTATCGCCTTACGGTTCACCTCTTGCGCTTCATCCACTCGTGCATATGTTATCTCATATCATCATAACCAGTTGAACTCCGGATCACTTGGAACATCTCTCAACGGTACAAAGTATATTCTACTACCGTTATTATATTTCAGTGTCTTTGTCTGCATGTTTATATTATAGTCTTTATCTTTTACCATGCCATGACTATACAATACTTTCATCAATGTATTCAATGATGTTTTCTGCAAGTCATCCCATTCTCTCCTTCATACCAGTCGTGCTATTCATGGTAATGATAGACAAGTCGCATTTACTATCTCCGCTACCCCGTATGTCTTTCATCATCTTGCTCATCATCAAAATAATATCTCTTCTATGAGATTGTCTTGGAAAGCAAAAAGAAGCTCCCCTTGTTTCTTAGTTAGATTCGGTTTTAGTATCATAGTTATTATCCATTATAGATCGTTCTACTTTCTGTATCGCAACAGGTCATCAATTAGCACCAGTTATCTCTTGTTCACTCTTATCTCTCCATCACATATTCTTGAGTGCAAATATTGCTCATGTTGGTGTTGTAGATCACAGTCTTTCTTCGTATTCTCTCTCTATAAATAGCCTTGCTCTTCTTATTATGTAAGGAAACTCACCTCACATATCTTTCTCATAATCATAAATTGATTGTCTACTATCAAATCATAGATAGATTGCAAGATCAGTCATTGTTATCATTGGTATCTTTATGTCGTTATCTTGCGCATCCTTTCCTATTACCTTCCATCTATGTCATCATGCAAAATATGCATCAATTTTTTTTTGTAAATCTTTTGGTGTTTTGTAAAAAGCTGGTTTACCTGTATCATTCTTTCAGTCAGGTTTCTTTTTATATACTTGCTTTTTTTTTCAGTTTTTTTGAAACTCTTTATTTTTTACTTCTACCATATTACGAATATATTCCGAAATAAATTATTTTTCATATTTGAGCATCAACTCATTATCTAATTCTCTGTTCTTTTTGTTTACATAGGATCAGACCATAAATAAATCAATGATCCATCGTATGATACCTATACCAAATCATAATGATATAAGAAACAATAGCAAGATGAAGTATTGTTTTGTGTAGGCTCTATAAAATCAGATCCATCGACATAGGTATCAGTTGCCTTTGTTGTGTTTTCTTGCTTCGTATTCTTGTATAGCTTGTATTCTCTCTTTTTTTGGTAGGTTATGGATTTGTAGCATTTGGATTTATAAAATATTTAAAACTTATTCTTCTGACAGTCATTCAAAGTTCAGATACAGTTGATCGTCCACCCTAGTATTTCCATAACACAGATCGCAACTATCTATGTCCTCTCTTGTTTTGAAACAATTTAAACACATCTTGCTGATCTCATCTCTCAACTCCTCTGCACTTCTTGATTTGTTTATAGCGTTCTGACCTCTC